TTAAATACAGATGCAGCAGATACTTCAACGATTGAGTTATCAAGTGATACTCTTTCTGTATTGAAAGTTCCAAATGCAATTACGGTAGATAATACTACTATTAAATTGGATAGTGGAACTACATATGATGGTGGAGGAGCAAAAACAATTTCCGCAAAAGTCGCAGCTATTTCAGATGGTGGAAGTGCACTTGCAACCGCAGACCAAATCCATACATTCTATACTGCAGGTGGTAGTAATTTAGCAACTGCATTAAATACAGATTTAGGTGGTGACTTTACAATTGGTAACCAATCAAGTGATACTGCTACATTTAGTGGTGGTGTTATTGTTGATGGTAACTTAACTATTAAAGGTACACAAACTGCACAAAATGTAACAAACTTATTAGTTGAGGATAAATTCATCCTACTAAATAGTGGTTCTGCAAGTGGTGATGGTGGTATCGTAGTTCAGACTCATAGTGGATATAGTGGTAGTGCATTATTCTATGACGATAGTGCATCTCGTTGGGGATTAACAAAAGCTGATGATACTGCACAAAGTGCAACAAGTGCAACACCAAGACAATACATTGTTTCGGTAAGTGGTTCAACCGCAGCACCCGCACATGGAAGTAATCCACAAGATTTTGGTGGAGCATCAGGTAATAGAATAGGTATGATGCATATAGAGACAGATACTGGAGATATCTATATTTGGTCATAAAAACAATAAAGGTTAATAATGGGAATAGTTAAAAATCAAAAGACGGGAGTAAAACAAGATACTCTCGTCTTTTCACAGAAAGAAATTGAATTTCTTTTATTCTTGATTCAAGAAGGAATGATACCTGGTAAGAGATTATCAGAGGCAGTTCAAGTAGTTGAAAAACTACAACGAGAGTATAGTAAAGTAATTAATCAATAACTTATTGGCCTTGATGTGGCAATCAAGGAAGTGGGCTCAAAGAGTTACCAACCATAAGGAGATAAAATAGATGCCAAGTTGGAAAAAAGTCGTAACATCGGGCAGTAATGCCGTATTAAATGATATCACTTTAAGTGGTAATATATCTGGAGTAAGTGCATCTTTCAGTTATGTAACTGCTAGTAAAGTTGAAGTTGACGCATCTACTCTAACCATTGGTGGAACCGCACTTACTAAAACAGATGCTGACAATGTAAAAAATGTATCTAATACAAATAGTGGTGATGTTACATTATCAGGAACACCTGATTATATCACAATAAGTAATCAAGTCATTACAAGAAACCAAGTTGATTTAGCAAATGATGTTACAGGAACATTACCTGTAGGAAATGGTGGTACTGGTGTAACTTCCATGACAAATCTAAAAAATGCATTAGATGATGAAACATGGACTTTTGCAAACAAACTTACTTCGGATGGTGGTATAGATATTGATAATATCAATATAGATGGAACCACAATCGCATTATCATCAGGTGATTTAACACTTGATTCTGCAGGAGATATTGTTCTTGATGCAGATGGTACTGATATTATCCTTAAAGATGGTGGTACTGAATTTGGTAGTTTTAAAAGAGCATCTTCAGATTTCGTTATAAAATCTGCAACTAACAACAAAGATATTTTATTCAAAGGTGTTGACGCATCATCAACCATAACTGCATTACAATTAGATATGTCAGAGAGTGGTGATGCATATTTCAACAATGATATAAGTGGTTCCACAATTAGAGCAAGTGGAGATGTTATTGCATTTAATTCATCTGATGAAAGATTTAAAGATAATATACAATCAATATCAGAACCATTATGGAAGTTAAGTAAAATAGGTGGTTATGAATTTGATTGGAATGATAAACAGGATGTTTATGAAGGACATGATGTTGGAGTTATTGCACAAGAAGTTCATAAAGTATTACCAGAAGTAGTTGGTGAAAAGAGTGATGGTTATTTAGGTGTTAAATATGAAAAGATTGTACCACTTTTAATAGAAAGTGTTAAAGAATTAACCAAAAAAACCAAAAAATTAGAACGAGAATTAAAAAAATTAAAGCGAAAATAACCATTTTGGGATTTCAAATTAATACTTATATATAAACTTAAAAGGAGTTATAAAGATGGCGAATGAAATTAAATTTACTGAAGAAGAATTAAAATCTTTGAGAGACTTAAGAGACAATTATGCTACTACTCAACTATCTTTAGGCCAATTAGAAGTTCAAAGAATGTTGTTAGACCAACAACAAGAAAGACTTCATGACCAAAAGTTAGAGTTAGAGGCACAATATGTAGAAATTCAAAAAACAGAATCTTCCTTAGTAAACTCGTTAAATGAAAAATATGGGCCAGGTAACCTTGACCCAGAAACAGGTGTTTTTACACCAACCGAAAATAAATAAGATTACTTAATCGTAATCACAAGGGAGAAAACAAATGGCAGAAAGAATCGTTAGTCCTGGTGTATTTACACGAGAAAAAGATTTATCTTTCTTACCACAAGGGATTTCTGAAATAGGTGGAGCATTTATCGGGCCAACATCAAGAGGGCCTGCTTTTGTACCAACTACAATCAGTAATTTCCAAGAGTTTGAAGATATGTTTGGTGGACTAAACAAATCTTACTACACACCTTACGCAGTTAGAGAATATCTAAAATCTGCAGGTTCTGTTACTATTGTTCGTGTTCTTGGATTAGGTGGATATCAAAATGACTATGTAGCATTGACTATTAGTGGTTCAGGAGGTAATATCTCTGGTTCTACTTCTATAGACAATTATGTTGCAGCAGTATTGAAACCATCAAGAGGTGCATCAGACCCTGACTCATTTAGTTTAAGTGGGCCAGCTAGTGCATCATTAACAGGAACATGGAATGACGCAACACTTACATTGAGAGGTACTGCAATCAAATTTAATTTTGATACAGGTTCAGCTCAGTATGTTGATAAAGTGTTCAGTACAGACCCACAGAATTCAGGAACTGCAGTCGCAAATAAAGTTTACTTATCAAGTAACTTTAAACATGTACAATCAAGTAATGGATTTGGAGCAGCAACTTCAATAGCTATTGCAAGTGGAAGTGATGACTTCACACATGATTATAAAGTTGCGACATCACCTTCCATACAATCACAATTAATCAATGGAGCAAGAACAAACTTATTTAAAGTTAACACTCGTTCACATGGTTCAAATGTAAATAGTCTTTACAAAATTGGTATATCCGATGTTAAAGAACCTGCAGATGTTGCAGGTAGTGACTATGGTTCATTTACCCTAAGTGTTCAAGTGAACAATCCAGGTGAAAGTGATGATGGAACAATCTTAGAAAGTTTCCAAAATCTAAATTTTGATGAGGATTCAGTAAACTACCTACCAAGAGCAATCGGTGACAGATATGTAACAATTGATACACAAGGTAAACTCACTTACAATGGTGATTATCCAAATAAATCAAAATACATCTATGTTTCTGATTTCGGAAATCTTGAAGGTATCGCAAAAGGATTAGTTCCTATGGGATTTGGTAAATTAAGTGCACCAGTTCAGGCAGCAATCGCTACCACTGCATCTGGTTCAACTGCAGTACCAAATGCACAATTCAAGACATATCAGTTAAATGATAGAGGTGAGTTCAATTCAAATGTGTATGTAGGGTTTGATTTCGCTAATGAAGATAGTAAACAATATCTTGCACCATTACCTGCTGCATCTGCAGTTGGTAATAATGTAAGTTGGTCGTTAGAAGACTATTATGGTCATGTAGACGCATCAACATTAGGTGGTACTTATTCAGATGGTACTGAAAAAGTAACATTAGCATTGTCACACTACAAACAAAGAAAATTCGTCCTACCAGTTCAAGGTGGATTTGATGGATTCAATCCAGCAAAAGCCAAGAATGTAGGAAATGACATTTCAGCAACAAACACACAAGGATTTAATTTAAGTACAGGAACCGCGAGTGGTTCAATTGCTTATAAGAGAGCATTAAATGCAATCTCAAATCCAGATGAGTTTGATATCAATATGATAGTGACACCTGGTGTTATTCATGAATATCATCCATCAATAACCAACAAAGCTATAGATGTTGCAGAAGCGAGAGCAGATGCATTCTATGTTATGGATGGTTCAAGATGGGGTCGTTCAGTAGATAACGCTATCCAAGATATTAAGGCATTAGATACTAACTATGCAGCAACTTATTATCCATGGGTCAAAATCCAAGATATCAACACTAACAAACCAACATGGGTTCCACCATCAGTTGTATTACCAGCGGTAATTGCAAATACTGATAGAGTTTCTCATGAATGGTTCGCACCTGCAGGTCTAAATCGTGGTGGTTTAGGTCAGTTTGGGGTATTAGAAGCAAAAACAAGATTGACTCATTCAGAAAGGGATGACCTTTATGAAAACAGAATCAATCCAATCGCTTCATTCCCTGCACAAGGTGTAGTTGTGTTTGGACAGAAAACACTTCAAGGAAAACCAAGTGCTCTTGACAGAATCAATGTAAGAAGACTATTAATTAGACTTCGTAAGTTCATTGCTTCTTCTTCAAGATACTTAGTCTTTGAACAGAACACTGCAACTACAAGAAATCGTTTCTTGGGTATTGTGAATCCGTTCTTAGAACAAGTTCAAGCAAATAGTGGTTTAACTGCATTTAGAGTAGTAATGGATGAATCAAACAACACACCAGATGTTGTTGATAGAAATCAGTTAGTAGGTCAGATATTTATCCAACCTACAAGAACTGCTGAGTTCATTGTACTTGACTTCGTAGTACAACCAACAGGAGCAACATTTCCTGAGTAAGTTTAACTTATAAAGTGACTTATAATAAAAAACCCCAGTCTTACGATTGGGGTTTTTTGTTTCTGTTAGGTTCTTACGATTACGATATTAACACCTAACTATTTACTGAATTAAAACATGTACATCACTTCCTTTCACTTTCTTTATTTAAACAGGATCGCTTTCAAAATATCATACTATAATATAACCATTTCTATCATTAGTGTCAAGCTTTTTTTAATAAATTCTTTGAATAATTTCTTCTACTTGTTCATCGGTAAAACCAATAACATTATAACAACCTAAGAAGTCATAAACCGTAAAGAAGTCAGTATCATCTAATCTATCTTCATAACCTTGTTTATTACCACTTTCATTAAAAGCCAAAGTTTCTCTTTTATTTTCATAAAGATTAACTATAGCAGTTTCTTGTTGTTGAGTAAACATCTCAATGTTTTCTTCTATTTGTTCCTTAGTGAAACCTTCAGTAAAATTTGGTATTGTTAAATTTTCAATCATAATCATATTCCTTTCATTTCTATCTTTAATCACATAATAATATACCAATAATATACACCAATGTCAAGCTTTTTTCTTAAAAAACTTCAAAAAAACTTCTAAGATTATAATATTATAGTAATACACTTTTTTCAACTTTCTTATATTTATTAATGTAATAAGTAAAACTGGCCTAATAGGAGAAAGAAAATGGCAGAACTAATTGACCCAAATGAAATTTTTTATACCCCGTTTGAACCTAAAACAAAAAATAGGTTCATCATGTATATTGATGGAATACCAGCATATCTTGTAAAGACAGCTAATAGACCAACAATAACTTTTGAAGAAATCGTATTAGAACATATCAATGTTAAAAGATATGTAAAAGGTAAAGGTGCATGGGAGACTTTAGAAATAACTCTCTATGACCCAATCGTTCCAAGTGGTGCACAAGCAGTAATGGAATGGGTAAGACTACATCATGAATCAGTAACAGGTCGTGATGGATATTCTGATTTCTACAAAAAAGATATTACCTTCAATCTATTGGGGCCAGTAGGTGACAAAGTTGAAGAGTGGACATTGAAAGGTGCAATGATTCAATCTGCAAACTTTAATGATTTAGATTTCGCAAATGGAACAGATGTTGCAGATATCAGTCTTACATTAAGATACGATTACGCAATATTACAATTCTAAAACAAACGGAGACATATGAAAATGTGGGAAATATTCAAGGATGACAATGATTATAACGAGAAATCAATAATTGGTTTCGGTGCGTTTACAATAATGGTTATTTTCGCAGGTGCAGATGTTATTACTGGTATCATGGGTAAAGATTTAGTTATCAATGATGTAGTATATAATTCATTCCTATTCACTACTTTAGGTAGTTTCGGAATCGCAGGTGCAGAAAAAGTTCTTGGAAATAAAAAATAATTAAGATTTTTTAAAATTCAAAAATAGTTATAAATATATGGTTTTAAATTCAATTCTTAATCAAGGAGATTAATAACATGGCAGAAAATCAGTACGCATTTCCTACTGAAGTGCTATCTTTACCATCAAAGGGATTATTGTATCCCAAAGATAGTCCTTTAAGTAAGGGAGTGATTGATGTAAAATACATGACAGCAAAAGAAGAAGACATCTTAACATCACAGAATCTTATACAACAAGGAGTTGTGATTGATAGATTATTAGAAAGTGTTATTGCAACACCAGGAGTTAAATTAGATGATTTACTACTTGGTGATAAGAATGCAATAATGGTTGGGACTCGTGTTTTAGGATATGGTAAAGATTATCCTGTAACATTAACAGACCCAGATACAGGTGAAGAAGTAGAAACAGAAGTTGATTTAACTAAACTTGAAAATGTTAAGTTTGATGAATCAGTATTCAAAGGTGAGAATAAGTTCTCATATGAATTACCTAATTCAAAAACAACAATTGAGTTCAAATTGTTAACACATAAAGATGAAGTTGAAATTGATTTGTTACTACAAGGTTATGAAAAGGCAACACAACTTACAGGTGTAAGTAATGAGTTATCTCTTCGTATGAAACACCAAATCATTTCAGTCAATGGTAACACAGACCAAAAGGAAATTGATAACTTTGTTGATAATCAATTCTTATCTTTAGATACTCGTGCATGGAGAAAATATGTTAAGTCAATACAACCTGATGTAGAAATCAGTATTAACTACAAGAGTAAAATTGGTAAAACACACCAAATTCCACTTTCTCTTGGGATTGACTTTTTTTGGCCAGCCGGCGAGTAACAGGCCGGCGATACACGAAGAAGTCTTCAGTCTAATATATTATGGACAAGGTGGGTTTACCCACTCAGAGGCATATAATATGCCCGTTCCACTCAGAAGATTCTACATACAACAAATCGTTAAGTCTGTAGATGAACAGAAAAAAGAAATGGAAAAGGCTCAAAAAGATAATAGTGGAGTTCAGATGCCACAATTCAAAAAATAACGGTTCTTGATATTTATTAATGATAAAACAGGAGTCAAAATGTCTAAAATAGTAATCAAAGAAAAAAAAGTGATAAGAGAATTTATTGGGTCGTTGTTCAAGGCGATTGGACAAAGGAAAGCCAAAAAAGATGTTATCAAAAAGATTTCAAAAGACCCTGTAATCAAAAAGAGTCTAATCCAAATAAATAAAATTGACCAACAATTAGAAAAGTATCTTGATAAAAAAATGGAAGACCCAAATTGGGTATCAGATATGGAAGATTTAGGATTTGATACAGACTTACTAAAATAATTTAAATAAATAATCGGTTATACTAATTTAAATTGAGAACCTATGGCAAATTCAGATAAAGCGAAGAAGAACTTTGAAGACATAAAAGAGTCGGTAAAAGAAACTCAAGATTTCATTAAGGAAATGTCCAAAGAATTTCCTGATATAATTAATTACGCCAAAAGACTCGCAGCGACTTTCTCAGATGCAAAAAAGATGTCAAATGAACAACTTGACACCTTAAAGAAAACTAATGATATCACAAGAGATATATTAGGTAATCGTCAAAACATACATAAAGAAAGTTTTGAAACAAAAGATTTAGATAAGTTATCTGCAGAGTATTCAAAACAAGGATTAGGTAATAGAAAGAAAATCCTTACAATTTTAAAACAAGAACAAAGAATTCAAAAATCTATAAATAACCAAATCAATGCATCGGCAAATGCTGCAAAGAAATTTGGTGATAGTATTACAACTGGTGTACAATCAATACCATTCTTTGGTAACTTTTTATCTACTGCACTTGGATTGGATAACTTAGGTCAAGAGATTGGTGATAGTTTACGAAAAGGATTTGGTAATGCATCACAATCTATATTTTCACTTGCAGGTGCAGGTGGTGAGGCAGCAGGTAGTTTCTTTACCGATACATTTAGAAAGGGTGAACTTAGACCAAGTGATATATTAGATTTAGATAGATTTAAAATGTTTGTGAGAGGATTACCACAAGAAATGCAGGAGGCTGCATTTATGGACCCAGACGCTTTCAAAAATTTCCAAAGTGCTTACAAAAAAGATTTAGGTAAATTATCACCTGCACAACAATTAGCAGATTCATTAAAAAGTGGTAGAGGTACAAGAGATATTCGTAAGGCATTATCAAGAGTATTTACAGAACCTGCAATGAAAGCCGTTGGGTTTAAAGGTGGTGGTTTATTAGGTAAAGCTGTTGGTGGTGGTATAATCGCTGGAGCGGCAGTAATATTTATGAAAAAAATTCAACAAGGACTTTTTGCATTAACAGGTCCTGAGTTCCTTAAAAGTTTTCTACCAGGATTTGAAGCATTTAGAAATAATTTTGGTGATGTAACTAAGTTTAGTTTAGAAAGTGCATTAAATACATTTAAAATGAAAGTCTTCTTTGGAGTCGCAGCAGAAGATTCCATAGCACTTGCAAAACAAATGTCCATAATATCAGGACTATCTGTAGAGAGTGCACTTGCACAACAACAATCAATAGCATCTCAAGCGAGAATGGCAGGTGTTGTACCACAAGATGTTATTAAGGATATGGCAGACAACCATGAGTTGATTGCAAAGTTCTCACAAGATGGTGGAATGAACATGGCAAGAGCTGCGATAGAAGCTCGTAAACTTGGATTAAGTTTAAGTACTACTGCAAAGATTGCAGACTCATTATTAAGTTTTGAAAGTAGTATTGAGAGTGAATTAGAAGCCTCATTATTAATCGGTAGACAATTGAATTTAAATAGAGCTCGTGAACTTGCACTTGCAGGTGATATGGAGAATCTACAAAAAGAAATCGTAAGACAAGTTGGAAGTGAACAACAAATTCAACAAATGAATGTTATTCAAAGACAGAAACTTGCAGCAGCCATTGGAGTAGAGGTATCAGAATTACAAAAATTAACTCAAGGTGGTAGTCTTAGTTTTAAGAACGATGCAATGGATAAATTAGCAAAGATACTTCCATATATATTAGGTACTTTAGGTACAATATTCGGAGTTAGATTTATCAGAGCATTATTTGGAGGAGCAGCTGCGACAAAAGGTAACACGATTGCGACAAATGTAAACACGAGAGCTCTTTATGGTGGTGGTTTAAAATCAGGTCAACAAGGTATGATGTTACCAATGGGTGGTGGTGGTAAAATGGGTGGAGCTGCATTACCAGGTGGTGTAGGTAGATTAACTAAAGGTGGTTTACCTGATATGAGAGACCCTGCTAATAGACAAATGTTTGGTAATGCTGCACAAAGAAACAAAATGTATGGTATTACTAATAATAGTTCAAGATTAGGTGGACTTGCAAAAAGTGGAATGAAAACAGGAATGAGAAGATTTGCACCACTTGCAGTTGGATTAGGTATGATGGAATTTGCAAATGCACAAACCAGAACAGAAAAAGCGTCTGCAGTTGGAAGTACAAGTGGAGCTATCGCAGGAGCTGCAGCAGGTGCAGCGATTGGTTCTATAGTACCAGGTATCGGAACTGCAATCGGTGGTATAGTTGGTGGTTTATTAGGTGAGATGGCAGGAAGAAAAGTTGCAGAAGGTGTAACTTCAGATAGTACTGAAACACAAAAAGGAATGTTAGGTGTGTTGGAACAAATAGATAGAAAGTTAGAAAAACAAACAATGGCAATCAATGACCTTGGTGGGAACATATAATGAGTTTATTAGATAAATTAAAAACAGATTTAAGTTCATTTGATTATTCAAAGATAGGAAAAAAACATGATGACTATTTTGGAGAAGATAATGCAACAGGATTCACACCAAATAGACAAGAGGGTGATGAAACAGAATTCATTCCAAAGTCTACAAACAAGTTAGAGAATTTTCCAGGACCTGTTGATTTTGTTAAACCTGATTATAATCCATTAGAAAAACAAAGTATTTTAACAAGTGAAAAACAAACCATGAGTGATACAAATTGGAGAGGTGGTACTAATTTTATTCAAGATATTCACGCAGAAGGATTCACTACAGATAGACAAGAAAGAGACCCATCTGAATTCATTGGTATTAGTAAAGATGGAATTGAGTTCACACAAACTGGTGAAAAATATGGTATTGGTGGTAGTTTTAAAGGCCCTGTTAATTTTATAAGTGATATACATGCAAAAGGATTCACATTAGAAAGTCAAGAAAGAGGCCCATCACAATTCATAGGAGTTCGTACTGGTGAACCAGTTGGTTTTGAGTTTACAAATACTGGTCTTAAATATGAAATGAGTGGTGTTACCTTTCCAGGTCCTGTTAACTTCTTTAAAGACACACATGCAAAAGGATTCACATTAAAAAGAAAAGAAAAAGACCCATCA